GATGCCTCAAGCATCACGTCCTGGTTTTCACCACCAGAGCCGGGATCAGGGAACGAAAGCTGAATGGCCGGGAAGGAGTAAGCATAACCTCCGTCTGCGTTCTGCAGGATGAACGTCATCGGCACCGATGCCTGAGTCTCCTTCGCCGCCATAAAGGCATCGTAGGACGTTTTGCTCAAGTAGATAGACGCATCAATGCTGATCGCCGCCGTTCCAATATTGTACCGCTTCGGCGCAGGCGTGCCGATACAGTTCTGCGGGCGCACACCGTTGTCCAGAGTGAAGCTGAAAGACATCACGCAGAAGTCAGTAGCGGTGTTGCTCGTAGATACTACCGGAACATCAGACGATGCGTTAATGGACTGCGATGTGGGCGCAGCAGTAATCGTTCCACCACCAGTGATAACTTGCTGCTGGAAGCTGGGAAGCTCTCGCTCATACCCGTTTGCCCTAGTAGTAAACGAGCCAGTTACGATTTCGCCGTACTGAGCCTCCACAGCAAAACCGGAAACAATGGTTCCAGAGTAAGTCTGGGAATACTCGTCGGTCCCATCAAGAACGTCCTCGTAGGCTTTCGCCATCGTGACGGAATTGATGTCTGACCCAATATCAAGATACGGAGGACGGCGAGAAGTGGCACCAGTAAAATCAGGTTGGTTCTTTTTGCACGCCACATCAAGGTTGTCGGCGTCTGTGACCGTGATGACCTGAAAGACGTAATCGGTTGACCCATCGGTCACCTTGAGAACATCACCGGCAGAAAGTCCTGCACTGACACCAGTACCAGACAGGGTTCCGCTTTGGTCATCTATGGGGTCAATCGTAAAACTCACGCCGCTAACGTCGGCAGTTGCAGTAACCCAATTTGACATCATCCCAAGCTCAAAGAAGTCGTCAAAGAAGGCGTCTCTAGCAAGCTCAAAGTTGATGTCGCCGCCAACCTCAAGCCCGGTGACAACCTGACCACTGGACATGCGATCAGTACGAATCACCGCGCTCTCAGTAACTAGGGGAGTCCCAGAAAGGCTTTCGCTGGTAAAGCGAATATTCTGGATCGTGATGGCTCCGGTCGGGTCCGGTGTAGCGCCGTAAGTAGGTTCAGCGATGTAGCTGACGCTGACCGCATTAGAGGAAGACATAGGCTAGCTCCTATCCAAAAGAATCAAGTTCATACGAAATCAAAGAAGAAAAGCCGGTCCACCGACCATCAACGTCAATCGGACTGCCAGAGTCCGAAAAAGGCTCGACTTCCTCAACTCGGAGGTAGTCAAATACTCGCCCACGAAGGGCCAGGCGCAGATTGTCAGCAGCGGCCAATACAGGACCAGATTCAAATCCAGTCGGCGCAAGCCAGTGAACTGCTACTGTGCCGTTTTCCCTGAATCCCAGATTGTCTGGATCGCCTATGGTTCTTATTTGATCGACGGAGGCGATAAAGTCCAGCAGAACACACTGATCGGTTCTATCCTTCATTTCCAGTTTTATAGGAGCGCCGTCCGGCCAGTTCGTGCTGCTGATAATGAGCTTTACATCACCTTGTCGAATTGTTGAACCAGGGACCAAATCACGCTCGTTCAGCGAGCCAAAGACGGCCCGACTTTGGTAGTCTGTAAATCCGGTTCCGTTATTCACCTGAATAGTTACGTCACGACCGCGCGCCCTATCCATTCGATCATGCGCTGCTTGGTATTGGCCTGGGCTAAACACATCAAACCCCGTGGTTCATGTACTTTTCAAGTATTGGCTTTGAAATAGGCGGTATCCCATCGCCTTGGAAATCGTACTCCACCGAACCAATGCCAGTGATTGTTTCTTTCTTGACGCGACCACTGCCTTGAGAGCCAAGGCTTGGGTCTGTTGACGCAGCAAGGTGCGCAATCGCCTGCATCAAATCGTAAGGGCACTCTGCATATCCGGCTTGATAGGTGACAACAAGCTCATCATCATCACTCAACCAATCACTCAGACCGTTTTTCTTGCGCAATTTACCCAATCCGAAGTTGACCCTGGCCTCCCAATCAGCGATCACGTCAGAACCATTCAGCTCAACAGAAACCAAATTGCCAACCGGATAGTAATTCAAAGCAATGGGGGTTTTCCTGCCAGAGAAAAGCTCAGACACTTCTCTCTGGTCGATGATATTGTCGATATAGGTTTCGCATCGTTGAATAGTTCCATTTAGAAGGGCAGTTAGCTCGCTATCTCTGCACGTATCAAACGTACTTATGCCTAGAATAGCCTTTAGCATATCAAGAAGATCGGCAAAGTTAGTCATTGGACGACCCGTATATAAGAACCCAATCTGCCGCAGTGCTAAGCTGACTTCTAGTGTTGTTCAAAGCGAGGTAAAGACCTGACTTCGCTGTTACTACATCGCCACGCGAATACTCGCCACCTTGTTGATACGGACCTGCAAATCGTTTCATATAGCCAGGACTGTCATTGGACTGCAGAAAGAACTCGCTAACCCGGCCCTCATCGTCTGCTGCACCCATCGCAAGCGTGAAATCGCCAATCTTAGCGCCGTCCACTTCTGAGCCAACTTCAATTCCGCCAGTCAAGGAGATATGAACCATGCCCTCAACTTCGTCAATAGACTTTATCCCAACACCCGGTAGCCCAGTATCACCTTTCTGACCCTTCCTGCCGCGAACCCCAGGCTCACCCTTGAGTGATTGAGCGGGCTTCCACTTCTCACCGTCATGTCGCTCCAGCATACTTTCCTGAATGCGAGCGTCACCGGCCTTTGGCTTTAGGGTAGACCCGAACCCATGAAAGCGGTTGCCTTCCTCCCATGAGGACGTATACATAGTCCCGTCGGACATGCGGAACGAGAGATCATGTCGTCCCTCACGCTCGTTGTACGACTTTTCGACTTCGGCAATACCGTTGACAACAACGCGGAATGAGTTTGGGTCGTTTTCAGGCCCACCAGTAGACTTTCTGGTTGCCTGCCAAAGACCACCGGCAGAGTGTACAACTGACCCTTTCTCAAGGGGACCATCCTCAAAATGAGGGTCTATCAGGGGACGGTCAATACCCGGCTCCCCTTGATCCCCTTTTTCGCCCTTTTCACCAGTCTGGCCCTGTTCACCAGGACGACCCTTTTCACCACGCAGGCTTTCAACCCACGATGCGTCGGACTTTAGTTCCTTTACTAAGTCATCAACATGAATCTCTGGCGTTTCACCTGCAGGGCCGCGAAGCTCATCTGCGTGATGCGTCGCAACGGTTAAGGCAAGTTCTGTGTAGTCAACAGAAACCTCATCCCTGAGCTTTTCAACGCACTCAGGAACCACACGCTCAACTACGGCGCTGTAATCAATCTCTTGCATAAGACGATCACCTATAGATGCCGCCTGCTCCTCGGTCATTTCAGCGGGAGGCTCTGGATCTTCTTCAGTCCAGCCAAGCGGGACCATTTGCTGCTGAACAATGGGGGTGTCGCCGTTATCAACGCCTTCCAGCTTGTCCATACGAACTCTGGCTTCGTTAATGGTCAATACGCCCCGCTCTACTAGGCGAGAATATCCGTTGACCTTCTTCTCAAAGTCCGTGCGAAGCAGAGATTCAGTATCAAAGTTTACTGACTGGTTTGCAGGTAGCGAAAAGAACTTTTCCAAAGCCCGCTCGACATGCTCAAGCAAAAACCCAAGACCGCCTGAAAGCCATTGACCGTACAACTGCTCTACGTTGTTATAAGTCGCGTTTTCATAGAGGTTCACAATGGGAAGCGGAACGCGGAACGCCCTGGCAATGTCTGTGACCGTCATGTTGAATGCTTCGACAAGCTGAGCATCTTGCGACGTAATACTCATTGGATGAAACTTCATCCCAGACCCAAGAATCGGAACACCGCCAGAGGACATGCCTTTGGACTGCTCGTCCCAGGCAGCCCTCAGATCCTGCATCTGCTGTTTCGTCAGCGTCATGTCCGTGCTTATGATTCCACTAGGACGACTCATGCGATCAAAGAACGTCGCCTGATTCCTTGTGATATTTCCATTCGCAGCAATGGACGTGACGACAGCCTCGATTGGGCTGACACCAATAAGGGGGTGGCGAGGGCAGAACAACCGAAGATGAAACACATCACGGGCCGGGACCATGACCGAAAGGCCGTCAGGGGCCAGTGGATTATCCCCCATCCCATAAAAAACTTCCTTGGTATCCGGTTCCACATACGGCTGGGTGCCACGCGCAGGCATCACATGGACTTCAGTGATTTCCTCCCTGTTGTTCCGCACGCCCACCATATAGGCGTT